CTTCTTCAAGGGTGGTTCGCTCGATGGTGTAGGCAATGGCGGCTTTCACCAAGCCGGGAATGTCAACCTCTGCTCCAATGCTGATTTTGGTGGTGATGCGCTTAGAGTCATCGCCGTGCGTCTCTTCCGAAACGCAGTCGGATTCAACCTCGCAAAACCTGCTCCCGGCGGGCTGGTAGTATTTAAAAATATCGAGCGGGTACTCGCAGAAATGGAAGCCTTTCTCGCACAACTTGGCCTCTGGCGTTTCATAGGTCTTTCCGACCTCGAACTGATGCCCTCGGCACTGCATATCTTTGTCGAATCCCTTGAATCCCTTCACGTAATCACCCCCTCGTTGCGTTCCTGGTTTCCTGCGCCTGGGCCTCTGCCGGTGAAACTTGCTCGCCCTCCCGGTTTCCCTCTGCCCTCCCGTGGTCCTCGCGGTCCCTTTCGGTTTGGCCCGTAGGCCTGGGGTTCGGTACTCTCTTCGCTACGTCTCCCGGTTACTGGCCGGGTACGCGCCGGGTGCTCGGTGGCGTTGAGAGGAGAATAGCTAATTGGCTACAAAGGTCAAGGGCATTTGTGCGAATGGCTACACGGAAGTCAAAAAAAAGTCCGCTTGATGCGGGTAGGGTGAGGGCAGCCGCAGAGGTGCAGCTGCTACTTTGTCTTTTGTGGTATGTAAAAATCAAGCTGCATTTCGGCAAGGAATGAGCAGGGATTAACACACGAATCAGCAGGTAAGGCGCTGTCTGGATAGTTTAAATTAAACTTTATATATGCAGATTGAACTATATGGTGCTTAAAGTTGTCAATCTCACTGCATGATGCGGCCATACTTTTTAGCTTTCTTTCAATGTCTATTTTTGTTGACTTTGGGTCAAATGTCATTCGATTGTATTCGTTGTACGTAATTACAGAATTATTAATTACAGCTACAGCGTCGTCAACCAGCTCATCTCTGTTGAATTTTTCATACCAAAAAGTCCAAACAAGGAATGCAGCTGACAGAAACCCAAAAACTGTAAACGCTGGGCAGACATACGAAAAGAAAATATATTCAAAATTATTATTCCACCAGGAGCGTTTTGGGGTGCACTGTTCAAATCCCATGGATTCATGTAGCGCACGAATCTCCGCGTCCTCGTCTGACACCAATTTGCTTAACGCTTCTCCGACAAGCCCCTTGCGCTTCTCGCCCATCACAACTCCTTTCCGGCCCACAGCACACGCCCAATCACAGCAAAGCCGTTCACATCCCCCGGAAACACCTTCACATCCTCGAANNCACATCCTCGAAGTCACGCGCCCGGTTGTCCCCCATGAACCAAAGGGAATCCGGGGCCTTGCGGAACCGCTTGACGTAGATTTCTTCGCCCTTGCGGACCACATAGACGCGATCCGGCACAAGCTCGGCCTTGCCCTCGTCCACTAAAACCACGTCGCCATGGTCAATGGTCGGAGACATGGAGTCGCCCTGGACATGCATGATGCGCAGTTTGTCGGGGCTGCTGGTGGTTCTGGTTTTGAGCCAGGCCAGCTGGAAGACAAGGCCGCCCTCGGTCTCGCCGCTGGTTTCCAGTGAGCCTCCACCTGCAGTGGGCCGGGCAAGGGCTTTCTGGATGAACACGTAATCAGGGGCGTGAACCTTCTCTTCGGTGACCACGCGCAATCCCGCCGCGTCCGCCAGCCTGCCGAAAGACTCCAGCCACGTCTTCTTTTCTCCTCTGAGAATCCTTCCGAGATTTGTGGGGTCATACTCTGCCGCAAGGGCAAAGCGCCTCTCGATGCCGTCAAACCGGTCATCTTTGGCTTTCCTCAGTCCGTACAGCACATCGTCTACGAATCCCATGGGGCTATGCTGAAGCATAAAACTGGCTCCTTGGCTACGTGTGTCTGGCTGAATGGCCATTGACTTTTATAGCTACTTGGCTACATTGGGGTCATGAAACTCGACCAAGATATTCAATCCTGTCTGGATTCGCGTGGGTGGACGCCTGCCGTTTTGGCCAGGGAGGCCGGGATCAAGAGCGTTCAGGCCATCACTCGCGTCCTTTCCGGTGAGCGCCAGGGCATGCACTCGAAGAACCTTCAGAAGCTGCTGCCCTTCATCTACCCCGCCCCTACGCCTCCCACAGCCACCCCTGCCGACAATGCACCGTCCCCACGGCGTGCGCCCAAATGAAGTCCAGCAGATCGTCAAGGCACTCCTCGATGTCGCACGTCATGGGCATGGACCGATACTCCGGGGGCTGTCCGGCCTCCTTCATGCGTACCAGCGCCAAAGGCCCGGATCGCCCCTGGGGGAACGTGACGGAAATCAACATGGAGACCTCCAGATGACGGACGGAGTGAAGAAGTGGCTGGCGGGTAAGGCCGCGAAGCCGGGGGCGGGAGAGGTTTTGCCGGACGAGGATGAGGCGTCCTTTTCCGTCCGCGAAGTAAAGGATTCCGTCACCATCAACGGCCTGGACCCGGAATGGGTCGAGTACGTCAAGAAGCTGGCTGAATCCGAGGGAGATGCGCCGTCCGTGTTCATGCGCAAACGCCTCCTTGAGGGGTTCGGAGCGTACTTGGCTGGAAAGAATCGCAACGCATGGAAGGCCTATAAGGCCATTGGGGAGCTTCGTGAAAACTTTTGAAACTCCTGAGCGTGGGAGATAGCGACATGGCCAAGCAACGCCGCCAGCCTCGCCCAGGCACCCGCTGGTGCACCATGTGCAGCTGCCATCACCCCCTTTCCGACTTCATCGAGGGCGGGAAGGAGTTCAAGACCTGCAACGCATCCCGCGCCAAGTGGCGCTCCAAGAACGTGCCGCTTTCTCGTCCCTACAAGATCAACGACAACAAGCTGAAGGGCGTCTCTTTCGAGGGCCTGCCCTGGTCGCATCCGCAGTGCACTCCGCTTGAAGGGCATGCGGATCGCTGCGTGGGGTATTAGTATGATCTCTAGCTTTCAGACCTCGTTTGCGAACACGGACACGTCTCCGCAAATCGTTCCTGACGGTCAGTCAAGAATGCTGCTCACGGTTTCCGACGCCAGCGCCATGCGCCTTGCCAAGCTCCAGGCTGCCGGGAAGCCCTGGCTCTGCGTCAAGCACAAGATCACCGTCACCAGCGCCAAGTGCAAAGAAATGAAGATCGCCAGCGACACCCGCCAGTGCTCGGACTGCGGGCTTCCGCTGTCGCTCGGGATCGTCACCAGGGAGGAATTGCAGATGGGTAAGACGCAGAAGCAAACGTGCTCGGCCTGCGGCGATGAATGCTTGGCGCTGTTTGGCAAGCGCAAGGTCTGCTGGACGTGCCGCGAGGAAGAAAAGAAGGCCGCAAAGGGTGTTGTCCCGGCCAGCAAGAAACTGGTGGTCAAACATCCCATGATGGCCATGCAGGACGTTCCCAAAGTGGAGACCGTGGAAGCGTTTCCGAGTTGGGAAAGCTTTGAAGACCTCTCCCCCGTCCAGCGCAATCACCCCCGCGCCGTTTTTTTTGCTGTCCAGACGGGCGGGAAGTGCGCCCTCTCCGGTGCACTGGCGGAACTCATCGGGGCCAAAGCTGGAAGCCTGATCCTCGTCCGTAAGGGTGAAAACAGGCTGGCCATCCGCCTGCTCGCGGAGCCCGAGAAAGGCGCGCTAAAACTCACCCCTGGGAAGTCCGGCCAGGGCCGCCTTGCCTTCGGCGGACGCACAATCCTTTCCCAGGTGCCGCTTGAAACTGGCCGCTACGCCGTGGACGTTACCCCGTGGGGCTGCATCATCAAGACCGACGAACCCATGCCGGTTCCAGGGAAGGCGTAGAAATGGAGCCACGCGGCCACTGGTATCGCTCCTACGAGGAGATGAGCAAAGACCCGAAGTTCCGCTCAGTCGCGCGCCGGGCCTCCGAGGCTGTTCCCGGCGTCCGCGTGTCTGACGCCATTGCCGTGTGGGTAAACCTCTTGGAAAGGGCCTCCGCTGCGTTTGAGCGCGGGGCCATCGAGGGCTTTGACGGGGAGTCCGTAGACGACCTGTTTGACATGCCTATCGGAGCAGCCTGCGCGCTTGTGGACGCCTTCAAAGCAAAGGGGATGATTGAGGACGGGTTCATTGCCAAGTGGAGCGCGAGGCAGCCACAACGAGAGCGGCCCAACGATGACAGCTCTGAGCGCGTAAAGGCCTTTCGGGAAAGGAAAAGAAACGAAAATCTTGCACATGTAACGCCATGTAACGCCAGTGTAACGCCATGTAACACCCCAGATCAGAACAGATTAGAACAGAGAAGAGAAGAAGACTCTCTCTCTTCTTCTGTCGTCTTATCCCCCGCGCCTGCCCCTGCCGCACCCGTGGCCGAAGATTTTGAGAGCGAGGTTCAATCTTTTCCCGAATTGGATTCCATGCCCATCGAGTTTCAGGACTTGGCCAAGGGCTACCCCGGACCCGTGGACACCGTCCCGGCCTATTCGGCGTTCATGGCCAGACGCAAAGACCCCCGGTTCCAAATCCAGCGGGTGCTTGACGACGTTTGCCAGCGCGAGAAGTCCGAGGAGTGGACCAAGGACGGCGGGCGTTGGATTCCCAAGCTCTCGAAGTACCTGGCCGAGGAGCGCTGGAAAGACCGATCCAGGGCCAGCCCCCAGGAGACCTACCCGTGGAAGGCCAAGGTTGAGGAGTTAGACCGCAAGGCAAGGGCAGCGAAGGCGAGGGCAAGCGCATGATCACGACGGACGAATTCAAATGGCTGGTGGACGGTATCTTCGCGGCTCACGGCAAGAACGCGCCGTCTGACCGCATCCTGGCCAAGTGGTACGAGCACTGTTCCGACATTCCGACCGAGGCGGCCAACGCCATCGCCGTGCAGATGGAGCGCGCCACGAAACTCGAAGCCAACGTCGGCGCGCAGTTCATGAGCCTGTGGTTCATCTGGCGGGCCAACAACCCCGACAAGTGCGCCCACGAGGTCACGATGCTGCCCGGCTGCAAGTACTGCGACCGGGGCTGGGTTCACCTCGTCCGCGAGAAAAGCTTGACCAGCCACGTATCCCCCTGCGGCTACTGCCGCCCTGAAGCACCCGGAGCGCTCACGACCACGACCTGGGCTCCGCTGGGCATGAGCTACATCGAGCCGCTGACTGACCCCGGGGGTAAGCGCTACGGCCAGGCGCTCGCCGTGAACAAGTACCTCGCCGGAATGATCGGCCAGCGGCGTGAAGCCCTGCGAAGCTAGGCCGCACATGCTCCCCTGCCACGGCGTGGACGGCGGATGCATCGGCCCGGCGTATTGGGACGGGAAAGCGGAGAAGATCAAGCCAGCGCAGGACAAGCGCGAGTGTGAATGGGCGGAACGCTGCCGCAGCTGGTGGCGAAACAAGACGAGGGAGGGAAGGGGATGATTCGCAGGGCAGCCAAGAAAGACGACAACCAGCGCGCCGTCGAGCAGGCGTTCAAGTTCCACGGGTTCAAGGTGTTCGACCTGTCGCGCATTGGCGAGGGCTGGCCGGACCTGATGGTTTCTCGGCTGAAGTCCCACGCCTTCGTCGAGGTCAAGGGCGAGAAGGGGCGGCTTACTCCTGCCCAGGTGCGGTTCCTGGCCGAAAATGGGAACCAGCTGCCGATCTACTTCGCGCAGACCGACGCGGATGTGGTCGAGATATGCCAGCACGTTCGGGGTGCGTCATGACGCACAAGTACGCGAAGGCCGAATACATCGCCCGCTGCCGGGCTGTTGATCTCGTCCGCAAGCACCGGCCTGCCTTGATCGAGGCGATGCACTACGCTGTTTCCAAGCATCCGCAGCCGTACCGGTCGCATTTTCACGCGGCCTGCGTCCTGCTCGAAGAGGTGGCCGAGGTCGTCTGGGCTCTCCTGCGGAGGGATTGGAAAAATCTGCACGAGGAACTTTGTCACGTCGAGGTCGTGTGCGTGAGGTGGCGAGAATTCGCCCAGGATGGCTCAGGACGCACGGAAGAGGGCGAAGCCGACCCAACTACGCCGTGATGTTTTCGACGCGGCAGGAGGCAATTGTGGGCAAAACAGAGGCACACGTTTTCGTGAAGGAGCAGACATGAGGTATGAATTTGGGGAGCAAGAACGCGCATACGTCTTGGATGTGTTTTGGCTTCGCTTTCTTCAGCCTGCGGCCAGGGCTATGGCATCGGCAATGAGGGCAAAAATAAACAAGCGCCCTGGAGGCATCAACCGCAAGGTGTGGAGGAGAATGCGCAGGGCCAGGGTTGCATCGGTTTTCACGGCTTGGAGCTGCGACATGTCGGAGTGTTACTACCCGTGGGTGAAGCGGTGAGTGCGCACGAACATGACCATCGGCGCGCCTACCCGACCGTCCTTGACTTGGTGCAGCACGCACTCGCCAAGATCGAGCGTTTGGAACGCCTGACGCAGGCTCAGGCCAAGGAAATCGCCACGCTGAAAAACTGCATCAGGGGGGACGGGAAGTGAGCGCCAGCAAACTCTACGAGGCCCTGCCCTTGGAGTACGCCGAGAAGGCGTGCATGGCGCTGGGGCTGTCCCTGCGGCAGTCCCGGCGCGCCTGGGTGTACGACCTCTTGGGCAAGGGCCTGACCACGCCGCAGGTGATCGAGCGGACGGGGTTGCCGGAGTCCACCGTGTATCGGTATCAGGACCAGTACAGACAGCAAAAAAAGTCCGGGAACTAGCCCAGGCCTTCGCTTTTCCGCTTACGCCCCGCACGCTGCGGCGTGAAGTCCTTGACGCTCTGCTCATCCACCGCCCACACGGGGCCGAACTGCTCCGCTCGTAGCCGCCCGCGCTTGATGAGTGCCTGCACCGCCCGGACTGATACGCCCAGGCGGCCTGCGGCTTCTTTGGTGGTGAGGCTAGGCATAGCGAGCCACAATATCACAGCGGGTGAACAAGTGATCCTCGGACATGTCGGCGGGAAGAAACTTGCTACTCATAGGCCAGCGCGCCGCGTACCCTTCGCGCCCGCAACCTTGAGGGACAAACACGTCACCCTGTTTTACGCACGAGGTGGGGAATGTTCCTGTCTCAACAACAACCTTCGTTCCCTCGGGGAGGGTGTTGCCGTTGGTGTACCTCTGCCAGTTGGTGTCAATTTTGACGCTCACAGTGTGCCTCCTGTCTGGTCGTGTCAAAATGCGTTCTTGCCGTCGCGCAGCGCAAGCATTTGCTGGTTGAGCCACTGGCCAAAGGCCTTGGCGTCGCCGGAAAGGGCCTGGAGGTTGCCGTCATCGAGCACCGCGCGGTTTTCGGATCGCTCGATCCATACATGCGCGCTGGACTCTCCGAGGTAGTTGTCGGCCCATACCGAGAAGGCGCGGGCAACCTGTCCGGCAAGCCCGGCGTCATCAATCTTAGTCATGATGATTGTGTAGTGGGGGGACACGGCCTTAAGTGCGGTGGCGCGAATTTCGTTGGCCCAAGAAACTTGCTTGTCGCTGCCGGTCAGTGCCGTGATGGAGATGATCGCGCTCATTTCCGTTCCCCTTGTCTTGCGGCTCCGGGCCGATTCCCTCGCCTCGTTGAATAATAGATACGCACAGGCGAACATATTGTCAACAGGTAATTTCAACTTTTTTTGATTTTCTCAAAAAGTAAATAAAAATGAGAAACTAAAGCCATATCAAGCGGCCATGGACTGGCCGGGACTCATAAAAGAATTGGCCCCGTTGGCCCGCGCAAGCGTTCTGGAGGCGTTCCGGTCCGCCCCGTCTGTGCTCGACGCTGCCCAGGTCAACACCCCCATCAGGCAATCTCATTTCCTCGCACAGGCCGCCCACGAAACGGGCGGCTTTTCGCGTCTGGAAGAGGGCTTGAACTACTCGGCCAAGCGCATTCTGGAAGTGTTCAAGTCCGTTCCGAGCGCTACCCTGGCCAACAGGCTGGCAAACAACCCCGAGGCCCTGGCCAACTACGTTTACGACGATGCGCACCGGCGCAGCAAGTTGGGCAACACCCAGCCCGGCGACGGCTACCGCTATCGTGGTCGGGGCATCTTCCAACTCACGGGCCGGGCCAACTACGAAGCGATGGGGAAGCGCGTACAACTCCCCCTTCTAATACAGCCCGAACTCGTCAACTCCTCCCGCTACCTGCTCCCCATCGCCCTATCGTTCTGGGCCGCGCGCGGGCTCAATGCCTTTGCCGACGAGGACGACCTTGTTTCCATCACCCGGCGCATCAACGGCGGCGAGAACGGCCTGGAAGACCGCGCCGCGTGGCTCGTCAGATTCAAGGGGGCGCTTGGTGTCTGAGTATCCGCCTCCCGCAGTGCAGCACTGCTGCAACGCGGCCTCCCTTTACTGCCGCATGCGCGACCAGAACATGAGCCACGACGAGGCGCACACCTGGTCGAAGCTGATTGAATCCATCCTGCATCCCCACCTCTACCCGCACGTGGAGCGCTACATGCCCAAGAGCAAATCAGTCCTGACCTCAAAGACCTTCTGGTTCAACCTCGTGTCGCTGCTGCTCATTGCCGCCCAGGCGCTCCAGGGCGCTCCATGGTTCAGCCCTGAACTCCAGGCCGCCATCATCGCCGTGGGCAACGCTGCGCTGCGCTGGATGACCGGCCAGCCCGTGAGCTTCACCGGAAAGCCGATGGTCCTGGCCCTGTCGCTGGGCTTGTCCGTGGTCGCGTCCGGCTGCTCGGGCATGACCGCAGAGCAGTCCGCCCGTGCGCGCGCTGCGCTCGAAGGTGCTGCCGTTCTGGCCGGGGCCGTTTCGGCCATGCCCGTGCCTCCCGGTATGGAAGAGGCCGCCTGGGCCAAGCAAAGCAAATACTGGAGCACCTACGCCAGCGGCGTGTTGAAGGCCACGAGCGAGGTGGCGAAGCAAGCCCCTTTTGGCTCCGCTGTCCCCTCCCCGGTGGTAGTNNTCCCTGACAGGTCTGGTGGAGCCGGGGCGATTGTTGCTCCGCTTTTCGCCGTTGTGGCTGGCGGGGTGAGCTTCTGATGGCTGACGACCTGCGCCCCATCTACGACAAGTTGGACGCGCTCCAGGGCCAAATGTCGCACATGTCCGGCCAGTTCCAGGCGTCACTTGCGACCATCACCGCCACGCTCGGAGAACGCTGTGCCAATCGTGGCGAGCGCATGGACGCTATCGAGACGCGCCAAGAGCAGGACGGCAGGCGGATTTCTGCCCTGGAGACATCCGGGGCGCACGGCAAGGGCTACATTGCCGGGATTATCGCGGCTGGTGGCGTGGCCGGCGGAGTCGTCGGGCTGGCCGTCAAACTTCTTTCGGTGGGGAAATAGCCATGCCTCCCCGCACTTCTGACCTGACCGCACTCGAAGCCGCCTTCGTCCGCGAATACCTCGTGGACTTGTGCGGTGCTGAGGCCGTGCGCCGTTCCGGGTCAAAGGCGAAGCATCCCAACACCCTGGCAAACCAGATGATGAAGCGCCCGCACATCAAGGCGGCAATTGACGCTGCGATGGCGGCCAGGGCTGAACGCACAGAGATCACGCAGGACCGCGTCCTAAACGAACTGGCCCTCATCGCATTTGGCGACCTTGCCGATTTTGTGGAGTGGGGGCCGGGTGGCGTGCGCATGAGGGAAGGGGCAGACCTTGACCCCGATAAGCGCAGGGCCCTTGCCGAGGTGGCCGAAACCGTCACCAAGGAAGGAGGCTCGCAGCGCGTCAAGATGCACGACAAGCTGGGGGCCTTGACCCTCATCGGCAAGCACCTCGGTATTTTTAAGGAGCAGGTCGAGCACACCGGCAAGGACGGCGGGCCAATCAAACATGAGCACGCGCTTGCCCCTCAGTCCCTGGACATTCTCTCGAAGCTCGTCGGGGGTGACTCGTGACCCGGCTTGAGCGCGAGGCGCTTTACGCGCAGCTGTTTTCCATCGAGGGCCAGGCCGGGTTCAAGGAGGCCGCGCGCCGCCTGTGCCTGGGCGACCTTTACTTTTTGCTGACGCGCATCCTGGGACGCGAGGACATGCGCCGCGACTGGCTGCATGACCGCTGTATGGAGGTTCAGGCCGAACCCAATGATCGATTGGACCTGTGGGCGCGCGAGCACTACAAGTCCACGATCATCACGTTTGGCAAGACGATTCAGGACATCCTGCGCAACCCGGAAATAACGGTCGGCATCTTCTCGTTCAACAGGCCCATCGCCAAGGCGTTCCTGCGTCAGATCAAGCGCGAATTTGAGGGCAACGAGACGCTTAAGGAACTTTTCCCGGACGTGCTCTGGGCGAATCCAGGGAAGGAATCCCCCAAGTGGTCCGAGGACGAAGGTGTCGTCGTCAAGCGCAAGGGCAACCCCAAGGAATCCACGGTTGAGGCCTGGGGCCTTGTGGATGGACAGCCCACGTCAAAACACTTCTCGCTGCTCATCTACGACGACGTCGTGACCCGTGACAGCGTGACCACGCCCGACATGATCGCCAAGGTCACTGAGGCATGGGAGCTCTCCCAAGCCCTCGGAAGCGACGGCGGACACGCCCGCTACATCGGCACACGCTACCACTTCGCAGACACCTACCTGACCATCATGGACCGCGAGACGGCCCGCCCGCGCATCTACCCGGCCACCGTGGACGGAACGGTCGACGGCGAGCCCGTGCTTCTCACCCGCGAGAACCTGGCCAAGAAGCGCCGGGACATGGGGCCGTACACGTTCGGCTGTCAGATGCTCCAAGATCCCAAGGCGGACGAAGCGCAAGGGTTTAAGGAATCCTGGCTGCGCTTCTGGGACGCCGAAAGCCACGCCGGGATGAACCTGTACGTTCTGGTGGACCCCGCAGGAGAGAAGAAGCGTTCCAGCGACTACAGCGTGTTCATGGTCGTCGGCTTGGGCGCTGACCAAAATTACTACGTCGTGGACATGGTCCGGGACCGCATGAACCTGACGGAGCGAGGGAACACACTGATGCGCCTGCATCGCCAGTACCAGCCCAAGGGCGTCGGCTACGAGAAATACGGGATCATGGCGGATATCGAGTTCATCCGCGTGTTGCAAGGCCAGGAAAACTACCGATTCGAGATCACGCAGCTTGGCGGGTCCGTTCCCAAGAATGACCGCATCCGCAAGTTGATCCCCGTGTTTGAACAGGGGCGCATGTATCTGCCCGAGCGCTGCACCTACGTGGATTACGAGAAGCGCTCCCGCGACCTGACCAAGGATTTCGTGGACCAGGAGTTCAAGGCGTTCCCCGTGGCCGTCCATGACGACATGTTGGACTGCCTGGCCAGAGTTCTGGACGCCGAAATGCGCGCCATGTTCCCGAAGGCCAAGCCTGTGCAGGTCGTCCACAAGCCCGTCTTCCAGGGCTCCAACTCCTGGATGGGTGCGTGATGCGCGACAAAGCCGAAATCCTCACCGAAGCGCGCGACCGCGCCCGCCTTGCCGGAGAGGCCACCCAGCGCAGCCGCGTCGAGGCCGTGGCCAATCTCCTGTTCATCGACGGGCAGCATTGGGACCAAGAGCTTAAGCGCAAGCGCGAGTCGCTGGGCCTGCCCTGCCTGGTCGAAAACCGCTTACCGACGTTTGTCGCCCAGGTCGTGAACGAACTGCGCATGAACCGTCCGAGCATCAAGGTTACGGCGGCAGACGGTGAGGCGGACAAGGAAGTCGCGGAAATACAGAGCGGCCTGATTCGCAACATCCAATACACGTCCATGGCCGACGTGGCCTATGACAACGCCGGGCAGATCGCGGTCGCAGCCGGATACTACGGCTATGTGAGGGTGCTCACCGAGTATTCCAGCGACGATGCGTTTGACCAGGACATTCGGATTGCGCCCGTCTGGAACCCGTTCTGCGTGTTTGACGACCCGTTCATTCAGAAGCCGGATCAGTCGGACAGGCAGTGGTGCTTGTTTGTGGACGACATGCTCAAAGAGGACTTTGATAGTCAGTACCCCGATGCGTCCGGCGAGTGGGCAGAGATCGAAGGCGCGTCACTGGAGACGTGGAGAAGCGACAAGACCGTCCGCGTGGCCGAGTATTGGTGGAAGGAAGAGAAGGCCGCCACGCTGGTTCTGATGGAAGACGGCTCCGTCGTTGACGAGGACGAACTGAAGCAGGTTGACGCCGCTGCG